AATTTGATTTGCTTTTCATCTTGGATCCGGACAGACAATTGTGAAATTTCTTTAGACGTTTCAGATAGCTGTTGCTGTACATCTTCTTCTCGCTTTCTTTGATCTTCTTTTAACGTCTCAATATAGTTTTGCTGCAATTTAACCTTACTCTTGCCTAATTCAATCTTACTATCTACTTCACTAATTTTAATTTTTACATCGTTAGATTTTTGCTTTAGTACCTCATTCATAATAGAAAATACTTTAATATCTAACAGATCTTCAATCACCTCACGTCTGTGTGCTGCAGGTAGTTGCATGAACGGGGTAAATGACGCGCTACCCAGAATAACAATCTGCGTGAATGATTTGTAATTTAATTTTAGTACATGTTCTTCTAAGTACTTTTGATAGTCTTTAGATGCAGCATCTTGATTAATTAGCTTGTCGTTAAGAAATATTTCAAATACATTAGGCTTGATCCCTCGACAAATTTTATACTGTTTAGTACCAATCTTAAACTCAACTTCCACCAGAAGATTCTTTTGATTGATACTATTTAACAGTTGCGGTTTATTGATGTTTCGAAACGGCTTACCGAAAAGTGAAAAACAAATAGCATCCAAAATGGTACTTTTACCCGCACCATTTTCACCTACAATTAGCGTCGTAGTAGATTTATTTAATTTGACTTCGGTAAATTGCGAGCCGGTACTAAGTAGATTACGCCATCTAATGGTTTGAAATAGTATCATGTCTCTTCAAAGTGTTGTGCTTCAACGTATAATGTTTTCATTAACGTTTTGATTCTTTCTTTATCGGCATCAGTCTCAATATTATCTACATATTGTGAGAGAAGGGTAAGCGTATCTTCTACATCTAGCTTTTCATCCTGAACAGCATCTGCTTCAAATTCCGACATATCCTCTATTATTTTAAGCTCTAAAGGATTAATTTGATACAACTTTTCAATAAACTGATCGAAAAGGTAGAAATCATTTTTGTTTACGACTATCACCTTTACATGGCTATCTTTTAAATGGTCATAAAAAAACGGTTCTTTCTTAACATCATCATAATATACTTTATGAAACATTTTGAAAGGGTTCTCAATAAATTCTAAATCTTTCGTGTGCGTATCAAATATATGGAACCCTCTAGGATCATCGTAATCAGACCAAGTAAGTTCGTAAGGATTACCCAAATAAGATATATTACCGTGGCTGGAGCGATGATGGTAATGACCGCTGCAGACCAAATCAAAATGAGAAAAAAGTTTAGGAGAAAAACCTTCATGGCTCTCATGTCCTTTATACATGGTAAAACCTTCTATTTCAAAATGCCCAAAACAAACCGGAGAAAAGCTTGTCTTGAGTGCAGCCATACTCTCTTCGTAGTTTTCAGTACAAATCCAGGGCATTAAGAGAATAGATAATCCGTCAAGTGAATACTCAACGGGGCCAGAGTAAGCGACAATATTATCATACTCCCGAAGAAGAAGTCCAGGTGAATTTACATGATTAGTATTCTTAAAAAAAGTGTCGTGATTTCCTACAATCATGACTAGTTGAATATTGCGTTGTTTAGCTTGATCGAAAAAATAACGTCTGCAATTATTAAGTGAATTAAAGTTTATAAATTTGCGACGATCAAAACAATCACCTAGGTGAAATATGGTTTTTATTCCTCGCTTGTCAATTTCCGGCCAGAAACATTCCATATAAAATTTTTCAAAAAACTTATCAAACGAAACTGAATCTGACCGAGCACCGAAATGTGTATCGGTAATTAGTGCTGCTTTCATCTATGCAATCCACATAGCGCTATTGCTAGGCGTCTCCATAACTTTAACCATACGCAAACGTACTCTTCCATCCCCATAACCGTTTTCTTCCATCCAAATTTCCTGAATGTAATCTGCTAACCATTTAGAAAGACCTTCACAACCTGTGCGTTCCACTACCACCATCTTACATAACTTTTTTTCGTGTAACATTTTAAATGTTTCAAATTCTGGGTCGTCCTCAGCCACGAGTAAAGTATGGTCAAACCAGTCATCCAATCGCTCCTTTAACGACTTAAACCCGCCAAAATCTACACACCAGTTCCTTCGATCTAGTTTATCTTCATCGCATTCAAATTCAAAATGAAACGCCAAGGCATAACCATGAATAAGATTGCAATGTGTGTCTGCTCTCCACTGACGGTATGCTACCGCATAACCCCTCTCATGACCATAAGTTTTTGTACTAATAAACCTACCCATCTACCCTCCGTATTTTTTATCGTGTTCTTTTCCTATCCCGTATGATCCATCATAAGCTTTTAACATTTCAGCATCGAAACATAAGTACTGTCCTACTCTAGTACCTTTCTTAATTTTAGCCGTCCCGGTAGTAACGTGAAGTACCCCGGCCATTACCCCGTGATAGCCCGAATCATAAAGACCGGAAGTGATATAACAGCCATTACGATTAAGAGTGCTGCGAGTAATGACCCAGCCGGCTTCCCCTTCACCCACATTGATAATGTTTTCCATGACGATTTCATAACTTCCAGGAAACAATACAAAGAACCCATCATCATTGGGGTATAGTTCTTCTGTTCCACGATGCTTTTTTTCCTCATTAGTAATAATAAAGTCATTAGATAAAATACGAAATACTTTTTCTAATCTAAGATCAACAGCATTGGGTTGTACATCGTCAGGTTGCACGTTAGTTAACGTAGTACGTGTTCCTGCACTCTGAATATGTTTCATAGCACTTTCAGGAAACATTTTAAATGTCATGCGGCATCTCCAAGGTAGTAAGGATTCTCGAACGTTTCAAAATACGCAATTGGTACTAGTTTTTTATCTTTAAAATGTATTTTAAATACTGTATTAGGTTCCAGCGACTGTGAACCTTCAAATTTGGTAGATGATATGTTTAAGTTATCATCAACAAACATTGGTGAAATTTCATTTCTAAACACGAACATTTCACTAACATAAAACATTACACATGCAAATGTCCCGTTAATGCGTGATAGCGAACTCCAACCATAATCTAGAATTTTTTCTAATAACCAGGCTGTATCCCAAGTATCTTCAGGAATGGTAGATTGTTTAACAATTCCGTTATGCCACAGCATAGCATTACCAAACACAGCTGGGTGCATATTATTAGTGTCTGTGGTAGGTGCTTGGGAGTGAGCAAAAAAATACCTATCTTCTCTCTCCTGAAAAGCATCTAGTACCTCTGTATTAAGAGGTCCATTGTCTTGAAACAAGACACCTAATCTAAGTCTATCATCGTTATCATAATCAAAGGAAGTTATAGAATGATTCATCTCCCCTCGATATGCGTTTAGACGGTAGAGATCAAGAAGTTTTCTCTTACTAAAAGAGCCTAAAATAGCACACATATCATGCTGCCTTTAGTAATTTGTCCCAGGGTATATCTTTAGAGTACCTTACCGGGTCTTTATAATTAATTTTTGCAAAGTTAGCAATTCGTTCCGAACAACTCGGACATACACCACACGACTGCCCATGCTCATCTGGATTATAACATGTAAGTGTGAATAAAGTCAAGTCAAGATTACCGTCTAGCTCTTGCAATATGCGTAACTCATCATACTTAGACAACTTACTGAACGGTGCGTATAATTTAATTTTTATAATTCTATTTTCAGATAGCACATCGTTAATTTTATCTACCCAACGCTGGGTAGTGTCATGATAACCATATTCGTCGTGTACCTGTAAGCCGCAAATTACAGCATCTACATTATTAACTTCAGCATAGGCTGCTGCAATAGACATAAGAATCATATTGCGATTAGGTACATACGTTTTAGGTCTGGGGTCACCCAGTACCTCGCGAATAGTAGGCATACTGATAGCTGAATCGGTATTAGCAGAAAACCCTTTAGAGATTTCACCTAAAAAAGATGCATCTACTACTCTATGTTTTACCCCTAACATGTTAGTAGAAATACTTGCCATCTCAACCTCACGTTTTTGCTTTTGACCGTAAAAAAACGTTAGAGCCGATACATTTTCTTTACCATAGCGTTCTACAGCCAGTCGCATGGCGATCGTACTGTCCATACCACCGGATAATATCATAACACAGCCATTGGTCTGAGGTAGCAGCGATAGCGCTTCATTTGCCGTCATTTTTAGTCCTTCTTATTTCGTGTTGTACTTTGTGAATATAAACAATAGCATCCATTAATTCTTCTTTAAGATGCTGTATCCATTGCTCAAAATGAAGATCGTTTCGCTCGGTTGTTACGCCATACTTTTTAAAGCCATGCTCTGATCGACGAACAAATTCTTCACAAATTTGATTAACGTTTTTATCCGGTGATTTCATTGTCTTGCTGTTTTCGTGCAGAAGTTAGTAACATCGCAAATAACTCCATACTTGTAGAGAGTCTGCGCATTATTTGCCCTAACAGGATTAATATCAATACCCCCACGCCTGGTATATAAACATGCCACGAATAATTCTTCGGGTTGTAGGAGATCATATAATCGAGTATAGATGCATTCGGCAATTTCTTCATGAAAGTGATTTTCCTTTCGCATACTTACAATATACTTTAAGAGTGATTCCGGGGTTACGGATTTTTTACCTTTAATATGAATAAATACATCCCCCCAATCTGGCTGATTAGTTACCCGGCAATTGGATCGCAGTGAATACGAGCGCCATCTTTCATACCGGGCTATACTAGGAACTATTTCTAATATATCTGCCGACTCCTGGTAATGATCAAATTGTAAGTTTTGAATATTACAAAAATGCTCAAGCGCTACAAAATCCCCTACTATAGGTTTGATGGTGTCGATATCACCCCATCTAATAAATACCTCAACATTTCCCCCTACTGCTTCAGTTATGTCCTGTGCGATTTTATCTTCAATCTTCCAAATATCA